CCGAGAAGTTTGATATAAGACACTTCCATGATCAGAATGAAGCAGCAGATTATATTGAATTTTTAGCAAAGGATGAATCGTGAATATAAAAGTTTTTAAAATGATTAATGGTGAAGAACTCATTAGTGAAGTAACTGACTGTGGTGCGGGATATCTCTGCACGAATCCAGCAACCATCATGATGCAACAAACCGAAAAGGGAGTTAGTGTTGGACTTGCTCCGTACATGCCCTATGCTGCTGGAAAGGTAACCCTATACCTCACAGCGATCGCTTCCGAAGCCGAAGCCGACCCTAAGATGACCAACGAATACAACCGAATCTTTGGCTCGGGAATTGAGGTTGTCCCAGCCAGTGCCCTAAGTGGGCTCAAGATAGTCTCCTAAAGACCCTCTAGGACGATGCTAGGGACGTTTTAAGGCTCTCCCTGAGGGTTTACCCACCCCTACCAGCCGAAGGTCTCCTAGGCTCTTTAAACCCCTCTTTTGAGGGGTTTTTTGCTTTCTAAATCAACAACTTACGTGCTCCCTATAGGGGGAGGATTCCCCTCAGATCCGTAGGGGATTGCAGGAATCCCTTTACTTTAATTCAGTTTGGGCGTATAATTATATTATGATGATTGAAAAGGAGCTAAAAATGTCTGTAGTGTTTAAATCCAAAGCTGAAGTTCGTGCCGAAACCGAGAAGCAAGTTGCCTTGTTCCTCAAGAAAGGTGGTTCTGTTGAGATCGTGAAGTCCCGCAAAGCACCTAAGCAAACAATGCGTTGCAAAGTGTCACGTGGTTTGGTTACTGGTACTTCTGGTTTCGCAACTGGAATGCCACGTAAGTCTACTTTCGCTTTAGTTTAATTAGGAGATCCTCATGTCAAACGAATTCAAATCTTGGGAAGAAATGTCTGCGTTGGAACAAGCCCAATGCCAGTATTGGGATATGTATAAAGATGCATATGGGGTTCGTCCACGTGGCATCGACACCAGCACTTGGACGCTGGAAGACTTTGATGCAGAATTCGAAGTCTTGGGTAAAGCCATCGATCGCGAAGAAGCAGATCGCAAAGAACGTGAAGCCGAAGCCATGACGAAGTTTGAAGCACGTGTTGCTGATCTCATCGGTTCTGGTGCTGGCGATCGTGAGACCGCAATCCGCTGGATTCATGATGCCGAAGATACAAATGGCGATGAAGAATATCTTTGCTACTGCGTAGGTTTACCGTATGGTTACTTTCGCAAGGTAGCATAAGAGGTGGTCTTACTGGAGGAGTATCCGTGGCAGACCTTAAACAGCCAAAACAGCAGCAGTCTATTTTTGCTGGTTACAGACTATAAAGAAAAACCAGCATTTTTTATGGAGAATGTATGAGAGTGTTTCAAGAAACTACCAAAGACTGGGTCGGTAATGTTACCAATCACATTTACTATCTTACTGATAACAAAGAGAAGATGGTTGCATTCTATAACGTGAATACAAAACAGATAAAGAAGTTTATCAAGCCAATTCGTTTTGATACTCGTCATAGAACTTTCAAAGAACTCAAACACATTTGACTTGCAATAAAGATTGGAGTATAATTATATTATGAACGTGAATCAATTCCTCAACAGTCTTGCCGCAAATGCCTCTCGCAATTTCAAGATCGAGCAACTAAACGCAAACAGCGATAACGAAATCTTGCGAGAGGTCATTCGGTTGGCACTAGATCCCTTCACTCAATTTTACATTCGTAAGATTCCGAAGTACACAAGAGGTTCTCCAGAGAACACCATTAGTTTAAAAGAAGGCATGGATCTTTTGTTTGACTTGTCAAGTCGCCTTGTGACTGGTAATGCTGGCATTGAACACCTGACTTCAATCCTAAGCAATACATCAGAAGATGATGCTAAAGTTATTGAACGTATTATTCAGAAGGATTTAAAATGTGGCGTCCAAGTATCAACTGCAAACACAGTGTGGGGTGGCTTGATTCGAGAGTATCCAGTAATGCTGTGCAGCGGATTCGAACAGAAACTGGTGGACAAAATAAAGTACCCAGCATACGCCCAACTAAAGATGGACGGGATGAGGTTCAACGCTATCGTCAGAGATGGTAAGGTAGAATTCCGTAGTCGAAATGGCAAAGAACTAAACCTGCTTGGCAATCTGGAAGCAGAATTTGCCGCACTTGCTGGTGAAGTTGATTGCGTCTTTGATGGGGAACTACTCATTATGGATGACATGGATTATCAATTCATGGATCGTCAAACTGGTAATGGAATTCTTTCCAAAGCCAACAAGGGAACTATCAGCGTCAAAGAAGCAGCAATGGTTCATGCCACTGTATGGGATGTCATACCTTACATGTACTTCACTGATGGATATTGTCCAACTCCATACTCAACAAGGTTCTCTTCACTCGAGAAACTAATCAACAAGCAATCTTCCAAAGATAAAAAGATTTGGTTAGTGACAAGTAATATTGTTCAGAACATCGATGAAGCGAAGGTTCTCTTTGAAGGTTATCTTGCAGATGGACTTGAAGGAATTATCCTCAAGGATGGTTCTGGTGAGTGGGAAGATAAACGTGCAAAGCATCAGATCAAGTTCAAAGGCGAACTCGAATGTGATCTTAAGATTGTTGGCATTGAAGAAGGACAGGGTAAGTACGCAGGTATGCTTGGCAATTTAATTTGCGAATCAGCAGATGGAGTTGTAAAGGTATCAGTAGGTTCTGGTCTTACAGATTCGCAACGCAAAACATATGGTCAAGAATTAGTTGACCGAATTGTGGCAATCAAGTATAATAGTCGTATCAAGAATAAGTTGGGAGAAGAATCTTTGTTCCTACCTATTTTTGTAGAAGTCCGTGATGACAAAGATGTTGCAGATTCTAGCAAGGATATTAAATGATACTTGACATGATGATCAGACCAAAGCGTCTGTTCGATGTGAATTGTAAAAAAGATTTAGATATGTATACGAGGTTTTTGAAGACTGGTGCGTGGGGTAAGGATGCCTGTCCATTCATATTGGAATTTCCATACTTAACAATTCCAGACATGATCAAAGACAAATTGATTCATAAATTTTTAAAAGTGAAGAGGGTAATATATGAAGGTCGCTATTAATACATGCTTTGGTGGGTTTGGTATTTCGAATGAAGCATTCGAGAAGTTGCTTGATCGTAAAGGTATTGCATTCGATAAAGTCGAAGCAGAAGAAGGACGTGCATTCATAGGTGCTTCCTACTACGAAGCAGGTCATTCTGGTGATGACGAACACTACCTAAGTGATTATGATATGACTCAGGATCGAGCAGACAAAGATTTAATCGCAGTCATCGAAGAGATGGGTGAGAAAGCAAATAGTTGGGCAGCAGCAATCACCATCGTGGAAATTCCAGATGATGTCAAGTGGCACATCCATGAATATGATGGACTTGAACATGTAGCAGAAGACCATAGAACTTGGAGATGATATGTATGACATTAATGAAATTCGTTTGGCTCGTGCATTAGGTAGAACTATTGAAGAGGAACTAAAGAAAGGTAACAAGTTACCAGATGAAGTCCTCCGAGCATATGAAGAACTATACAAGCATTGGCAATATCAACTAGCAACGGAATTATCATGAGACGTGAACTTGACGAAGCACTCTGTGCAAAGTATCCTCTGATTTTCAAAGATCGCAATGCAGATATGCGCACCACAGCCATGTGTTGGGGACTAGAATGTGGTGATGGTTGGTATAACATCATTGATGTTCTTTGTGGACTTCTGACATCTGATTATCGTCAAGCACAAAGTCGTTACGAATCTATCAAAGATAAAGTTGATCAACCACAGTGGGAAGGTAGTAAAAATATTATCACCCAAGAAAAGATTGACGAAGCCAAAGCAAAACTAGATGAAGAAACTCTAAAGGTTCCAGTTGCGGTTCAGGTTAAAGAGAAGTTCGGTGGACTTCGATTCTATGTTCATGCTGCAACTGATAAACACTATAACTATATCTCGTTTGCTGAGAGTATGAGTTATCGTACATGCGAAGAATGTGGTGCTCCAGGAAAAACATATACTGATGGTTGGCATATGACTCTTTGTGATATTCATGCAGCCATGCATGGCAAGGAAGAAGAATATGAGTATGAGGAGAATGAATAATGTTTTACGGTAAAGATATGGTTGCAGAAGATTTCGATCTTCTCATACACAAACTATCAGAACAAGAATTGTTTTTGTTTGAGCCAATGCCAAATTATAAAACAGGCGAGAGGTGGACTGATGAGTTCCGTATCCGTGATGGTCATACTAAACTTGCTGATGGTTCATGGGTGACTATTATTAAAGTCACTACATGGGTTGAGAAACTTAAGAAAGATACTGAAGATTTGTATACAAGTTATCAAACAAACTTACAAGAGATTCAGTTATTGAAACAACAAAGACGAGAGATGGAATTCGGACTGCGTCATGCGCAGAAATCTTTAAACA